GCCCGATCACTGGTTGCCTCGGGTATGGTCAGACGCGATCCATGGGAAATTTCGGATGCTGTACATGTCGAAGTTCACCAGTTGCTTCCCGGATCAACAGACGATTGATGAATGGTCGGAGGTCTGGGCAGAATCGCTATCAGGGCTGGATGCCGAAGAAATTAAGACAGGCATGGATTACTGCCGGGACAATCATCCATGGCCCCCAACGTGCGGCGAGTTCCGCGCTGCCTGCAAGTCTCGCCCGAAGCCGGTGCTGGCGCTCCCGCAGCCGCCTAGAGACTTTGAGCAGGGAAAGCGCAGGATAGGCGAGATCCTCGGGATGCTGAAAAGCAAGCCGGTGGATGGACGGGCGTACTGGAACAAGATTCTTGCGACCAAGGGATTGCCGCCTATCTCATACGAATTCGCCCACAAAGCCCTGCACAACCTAAACAATTTCACTGGTGAGCAATTATGAGCGAGATTGATCCATTTAAGATCGACTCTCCGACTTGCATTAGCTTTAGTGGTGGCAGGACTAGCGCCTATATGCTTTGGCGTGTTTTACAAAGCGGGGGGGGGCAGCTTCCATGCCAAGCCGTTGTTTGTTTTGCCAACACAGGCAAGGAAGATGAAAAGACGCTGGAGTTTGTGCGGGACTGCTCTGTGAACTGGAACGTGCCGATTACTTGGTTGGAGTACGCTGAAGTGGATTACACCATTGTCAATTTTGCGACTGCCAGCCGCAACGGTGAGCCATTTGAAGCCCTGATACGAAAGCGCAACTACTTACCCAACCCAGTGACTCGGTTTTGCACTAGCGAACTGAAGATTCGACCAATTGGGCGTTACTTATTATCTTTGGGTATAGCTAACAGCAAGACAGAAGCTGAAAACATGAGCATGATTGGAATGAGAGCAGATGAACAACGCAGAGCCGCAAAAATTGCTGACAAATCAAGAATTCCGTTAGTCACGGCAGGCATTACAAAAAAAGACGTTGGTGACTTTTGGCGCAATCAATCTTTTGATCTTCAGTTGCCAAACAATAACGGGGTAACAATGCATGGCAATTGCGATCTTTGTTTTCTCAAAGGCGGTCATCAAATCTTGTCATTAATTACAGAAAAACCAGAACGGGCAGTGTGGTGGGCAAAAATGGAGGCATTGGCATTGGCATTGGCATCCAAACCTAGCGGCGCGGTGTTTAGATCAGACCGCCCAAGTTACGCATCAATGTTGAAATTCAGCCAGCAACAACAAAATATGTTTGACCCCGACGAAGAAGCAATTGCATGTTTTTGTGGCGATTAAAAAGGAAAAACCATGAGCCAGCGCGAAGAACTGTTGAAAGCCTTGCAACGGGGAGAGCAATTGACCACCCTGGACGCTCTACAGCGGTACGGGGTGATGGCCCTGAGTCAGCGTATGACTGAGTTACAGCGCGCCGGATACCCGGTAAAATCTAAAATGATTGATTTGCCATCCGGCAAGCGGGTTGCTCAGTATTCTTGGGAGGGGCAAGTGGAGCTGTTCGCATGACTCCTTTGATTCAAAAAGCGGTGCGGTTTTCACCAGAGCCGGAACTGGCAATGTGGTTTGACGTTGGGCAAATGCCAGTTATGCAAGATGAAAGTATCCCTGCGGATACCGTAATGCATTTACCGTTTGAGCGAACGGGCATTGTGGGATTGGATTCAACAGGCAAGGATTTTTTTTTGTGGCTTATACAAGGCGATGGTCATGTCACAGTAAGCGGCGGTTCTATGTGGCATAAAATTTATTTTGAACCGTATGCCTATGTTCAGGGTGACAGAGGCATAAGTCTGTATCGAAGGAACAAAGAGGTCACTTATGATGATTTAATGCCGGTGCATCGAGTGGTGGTTGCTACGTTGAAAAAAATAACCAACGCTTCAACAGCTTACAGAGCAACGCCACAAAATACGCACATCAACAAAAAGCGCAAGGCAAAAGGAAAAGCGGCGATTTCCTTTGACTGGGTGACAGTAGAAATTGGCCCAAAACAAGAAAAAGCCATTCCGCAGGGCGGCACTCACGCCAGCCCGAGACTGCACGATCGCCGGGGGCATTGGCGCAAGCACCCGTCTGGAAAGAAAATCTGGGTTAAATCCTGCAAAGTCGGGGATGCAAGTCTGGGCGTGGTTTTCCATGATTACAAACTTGCAGAGGTGAGAGCATGATTTGCCCTGTATGCGAAGAACGGCGAAACAATGGGCAAAATGCCGCGCAATGGCCCATCTTGCAAGCATGGGCAAAGCAGAAGCAATGGCCCATCAATGGAACCTTGTGCTGGCTGACCGACGAGGAATGGAAGGACATTCTGACCGCGGCTTTTGAGGGCGAAACTGCACCAAGAATCTCGCCGGGACTGGAAGTCGGCATGGTTATGCTCGGGCGGCGAACAAGCCGGTTTGGTAAAAAACGCTTTTCAGAATGGCTAGACTGGCTTAATGCTGCATCGCATCACGCAGGAATTAAAATACCCGCACCAGAAAGCATGATTCCATGACTAAAAGCCAAAAAGCCTTCCAAGACCGCGTAAGGGCGCTAGGATGCATCGTCTGCTACGGTAAGGGGGTAGATAGCCCTGCCGAGATTCATCACCTCCTGCGAGGCGGTAGGCGCATTGGCGAGGATTCTGTGCTAGGGTTGTGCCAGATTCACCACCGGGGACAGATAAATACGCCGGAAGCGGTCAGCCGACACCCTTGGCGCAAGAAATTTGAAGCCCGGTATGGAACCGAAGCCGACTTGCTGCAAAAAACAAGGCACCTATGCGGAGAAAACAATGTCTGATGCTAAACCAGCAGAACACTTTGCACACCCACCCTACAAAGCCGAGGATCTAGGCGGGAAAATGGGCTGGTGGGGGGTTATGAATCAAAATGGAGTTAATTGCTTAACCTTTGCAAGCAAGCCTGGTGCTGTTGTAACGGACGAATCCAACGCCGTACAGATAGCGGAAGATTGGAACAAAGCCTATGCGCCGCGCAGCGCGGGTTGATAGTAACCACTCACATATAGTATCAGCCTTCCGCAAGATGGGTTGCAGCGTCCTGTCTCTGGCGGCTTTGGGCGCGGGTGTGCCTGACCTGCTGGTGGCAACAGACGGTATCACATGGCTGGTGGAAGTGAAGTTTGGCAAGGGCGAAGAAAACGATAAGCAAAGGGAATGGGCTGATAATTGGTTGGGAATGAGGGCGGTGGTGCGTGATATACAGGGTGTGGAAAACGTGGTAAAAATGATGCGTTCCACGTGAAACGGGGATTTAATTGAAGATTGAACAGGTAAAGCTGGACGCGCTGATTCCGTATGCCAGGAACAGCCGCACCCATTCCGATGCACAGGTAGCCCAGATTGCCGCCAGCATCAAGGAATTCGGCTTTACCAATCCCGTTCTGATTGACGAGAGCGGCAGCATTATTGCAGGGCATGGTCGGGTGATGGCGGCAAGGAAGTTGGCGATTGCTGACGTTCCCAGTATCCGGCTAACCCATCTGACCGAGGCGCAAAAGAAAGCCTACGTCATCGCAGACAACAAGCTGGCCCTGAATGCGGGGTGGGATGACGAGATGCTGGCGGTGGAGCTCACCGACCTGAAGGACATGGGCTTCGATCTTGACCTGACGGGCTTTAGCACCGACGAGATTGAGGCGCTGCTGGCTCCGACAGGAACGGAGGGGCTGACCGACGAGGACGCTGTGCCGGAGGTGCCTGAAGCCCCGGTAACCGTTTTGGGGGACGTTTGGCTGCTAGGAAAACATCGCGTGATGTGCGGGGATTCGACCAGCATTGATGACGGCGAGAAGTTGATGGGCGGACTGTTGGCTGATTTAGTCTTTACTGACCCTCCGTATAACGTAGCCTATTCAGGCCAAGGTGCGAATAACCTTGGCACAATCAAGAACGACGACATGTCAGCAGAGGATTTTGAGCAATTCTGCCGAGATGTGTTTTCGACGTACAGCGCAATAATGAAGCCGCTTGCCTGCATTTACGTTTGTCACCCTGATAGCGCATCAGCACCAAAGATTGCGTTTGAAAAGACTTTCGCAGAGCAATTTAAGAAATCATCCACAATTATTTGGATGAAGCAATCGGCAGGAATGGGTTGGCAAGACTATCGCGCACAGCATGAGCCAATACTGTATGGGTGGAAAGAAGGGAAAGGGAGTCATTTCAATGCTGGCGACCGCACAAAAACATCTGTGTGGAAGATAGGACGAGACGCACAAAGCAGTTATGTACATCCGACCCAAAAACCTGTTTGCCTGCCAGAAGAGGCAATTATGAATAGCAGCAAGGGATCGGACTGTGTCGTTGACTTGTTTGGCGGTTCTGGCTCTACGCTAATAGCCTGTGAAAAGACAGGTAGAGTTAACCGCAGCATGGAACTTGACCCCAAATATTGCGATGTAATCGTCCAACGCTGGCAGGAATTCACAGGACAGACAGCAACGCTGGAATCAAAC